CGACGATGCTTTCCTCGTCCTCATCAAAGAATACTTCATGGACCCTGAGACGAAAGAAATGGCCTTCTATCGCATCAAAGAAGTCGTGCGTGGCGACCCTAGCTTCATGCGTATCATCGCCGACAAGCGCGGTGTTCGTGGCGGGCGTTTCCGGGTTTGCCCCATTCACCGCACCGAGGTCAAGGCGTATTCCGAGAACGACAAATTCTGCCCGACGTGTGGCACTGAGATGGAAGACGTGCATCACGTCAACACGGCTGGGAGTGGCAAAACGCAATACTACCTCAAAGGCGAAGTCATCCACGTCAGCAAGTACCAGCCGTCGAAACTCTACGGCCGAAGCCCTGTCTCAACGCTCTGGCGACAAGCCATGACGTTGACCGCCATGGACAATTACATGTACACGGCCTACTCGAAGCGTCGCATTCCTCGTGGAATCTTGAGCATCACCACGGAAAACCTTGAATCCATGAAGTCGTTTTGGAAGGCGACGGATGAGAAGTTGGAGCGCGACCCGCACTACATCCCTAAGATTGCTACGGAAGGTAATGGTAAGGGTGGCGTGAACTGGGTCAAGTTGATGGATTCTCTGGAGGAGATGCAGTACATCCCTGCACGCGATGAGATGCGCCAGCGCATCGCCGCATTCTACGGTGTGTCGAACGTGTTCATGATGGACACCGGCAAGTCCGGCGGCCTGAACAACGAAGGTATGCAGATTCTGGTGACCAACCGTGCAGTTGAGTTTGGTCACAAGGTCTACACCGAGCATCTTTTCCCGCGCATGGTTGAACAGATGGACGTCAGCGATTGGAAGTTGAGCCTCTATCCCAACGAAGAAGAGGACGAGGTCACACGCCTACGGCGCGATGAGATGGAAGTCAACATCGCGCAGCGCATGATGATGATGGGTTATCAGCCCACGCTGGTCGAAGATGCCAGCCGAGACATTCGCTTCATCTACAAGCAACCTGAGCCGGGCGCACAGCCACCGCCGCAGGGTCAGCCCATGGGTGGTATGCAAATGGGTGGAGGCATGGGCACGCCCGGAGCCTTGCCCGGTCGGAACATTCCGCCGCAACTCGCTGCTCAGATGGGTCGTCAAGCACAGGTCCCCGGCGCGGCTAACCCCGGCGGCGAGGGCTTCGGTCTGAGGAACCGCGGTCCCGCCAGTCCACAGAACCGCACCAGCATGGGTGCGGGCGCTCCCTTCTCCAGTGTTCAGCAACGAGGCGCCCCTATGGGAGGCGTCGAACAGGCTGGCCAGAGCATCCTTGACGCTCGCCGTCCTCGGGGGGCTTGACGCAGGAGCATTTAAGCCGACAGCGGTGGTGGGGATTCGCATGGACCTGAAGAAGTTGGACCCAATGGCGCGCAAGATGCGCACTCACGTTGATGGTTTCTATAAGGCGCTTGAAGAGCAAGACACCGTTTCGGCACGCGACCACATCAACGAGGTGCTGAAGTTCGCGGACTACCTTGGAAGGGACATCGACAGTTCCATCGTCAAAGCCAATGACCGCCGCATCGGCATCAACGACATTTACGCTGGCGGCGTCCCCGTCCGCAAGATGACCAGTGAGGTGCACAACGTACACGCGCCCACCGAGAACATTCTCCCCGGCATGGTTCGTACCAACCGCGTGGGCATGGTCAACCGACGTTTGTCCAACCGCACCATCTGAGGTGAGCGCGTGACTGAGGGAGAGGGAAACACCGCTGAGCGCCTCATGGGCGCCCTCATCAGCAAGATGGAAAGCATGGACAACAACATGCAGGTCCTCAAGGCTGAGAATGAAGAACTCAAGCGTATGATGCGCAATCCGTCTGCAATGCTTCGCAAGGCTGGCTTCGTGTCGGCAGCAACGCAGCGCCCTGAAGACGTGCTTCAAGATGGGTTCCGAGGAGAAGTTGATGACTTCATCCTCAAGGGTCAGGACGGCTCAGACATTGATGTGCCAACTACCAACGCAGATTTCCACAAGATGGACTGGTCCGACATTCACGCTCTTGCTGACCAAGCCAAGGAGTCTGGGGCCATCGGCCAACCAATGGGAATGGAGTGAGAAAAATGCGTCCACGATACGAAGCCGGAAGCGACAAAGCCACCGAACTACTCAAGGCAGCCAAGGCCCTTGAAGACCGTATCGCCAAGAAGGAAGGAAGCATGCCCGCCTACGAACAGAAAGAGGGCTCTACGATTGGCCAGACTCAATTCATGACGCAGAGCGGTGGGAAAGACAACGTGCAATCTGCACATTACTACACCAACAACTCAGTCCCTGAGGTTGAAGACGTGGCCAACAAGGGCGCCATCTCCGAGAACAGCGACGTCTTGACCAGAGAGTCGCCTTACTACCCAACTGCATTCAGCACGACAGGTGCTCTTGAGAACTTCAAAGGCGGTGACGGTCCAACCATGACCGACGTGAAGAAGTCCGTGGACCGTTTGTCCAGCCGTCTGAACTGAGCGGCTGGTGATGACGGATGCGAGACGGTCCCCTCGATTCCCTCGACAGGGCAAGGCAGACCTTCACCGCCTCACTGCTCGACGGCATTGGGAAGGCCGATGCCGGCGCAGACTTCTTCCTCGCAGTCGTGAACGCAGAGCGCCACGGCTACCTCCTCGACGCTGGCGATGATGCACTCGTCAAGATGTTCCACGCCGTCATCCGCAAGGAAGACGAATCCCAGACCACTGGCACACAGGGCGCGGTGAGTCTGGAGGCTGAGGCTGAAGCAGGTCCCATGGTGGGCTCTGGCCTTGCGCAGTCGCAAGTCGGTTATGCGCTGAGTCACGGTGCCGGCATGGGCTTGGCCGACAACCCGTCCTATGACGAAATGCGCGTCGTCCCTCCTGAGCCCGGTCAATCGCTTACTGGTCGTGGGTTTGAGATGGTCGACGGCAACGCCGAGGACCCCTACCGAACGCACGACCCGTTGGGCTCCGCACAGTTCAACCCACTGCACGACCGCTACCACGAGCATGTCGCGGACTTTTACAGCAGCGGTCAAAGCGAACACGACAGTGCGCGTGAGGCCGATTGGGAAACGCATGCCCGTGAAGGTGACCACCGCTTCATGCTCAAGCCTCACCACTACGGTGAACTGGACACTGAATACGCAACCAACCATGGTCTCTACGACGAGAACTACCTGAAATGGTCGAGAGGTCAAGGGCAAGAAGCGTCCAGTCAAATTGACGACGCTGTCGGTCGTGGCGAACTCACGGTGCAGCAGGGCGAGCAAGCGAAGCGTGATGCTCACATGAATCAGCGCAAGGCTGAGTGGTCACAGGATTTTGGTCTGATGGACTACCTCATGGGGCTTGAGTGGCTGACGCCTGAGCAGCGGCACGATTTCTACGAGCACTTGCGCGAACACGGTGCTTCCAAATCACAGAAGCCGTTCAGTGTCCCCGGTATAGCCAACGGGGCCAATCTGATACCTCGCTTTGTTCGCAACTTTCACCAACGCTTTTCTGGACTTTACGACCACTGGGTGCGTCCGGTCGGCATGCCAACTGAGCCTGTGATGAATCGACCCATCCGCCTACCTGAGAAGGCTGAGTACGTCGAGAAGGTGCACGGGCTCAGCGCCATGAGGAACCATAGCACAGCAGGTAAGGAAGGTAATGCTTGGGAGCGTGCCGTCAAGGAGTACAACTTGCGTTTGCAGGAGGATGCTCGATTGAACGGCTATCAACTGCAACCTAAGGACCTGCTTCTTACCAGTCAAACACCTCACATCACACAGCATACTGATGGCACCGTCAGCGTCACTCACCGCTCGACGGAACCTCGAAAAAGAGCCGATGGAAGCATGGAGCCGGGCGTTGCACCTTCCTACTTGGTGATGGCTGCGATGTTGGGTGTGGACCCAGAAACTCGGAAACTTTTGCCGGCCGGCGCACCACATTACTTGGGACTGGGCGGCGGTATGTTTCACAGTCGACCCGACAAGGTGTTCACGCAAGACGAGATTGACGAAATCTTCCGCACTCGTGAAGAATCAGCCAAGGAGGTCGCGGCTGCCTCTCGCATGGCGACTAACCACGGTATCTTCCATTTCGGCACGCATGTTGACCCGGAACACTACGGCTATGCGAACGGCGACCACACGACGTTGGCCACGTTCTGGAAAAAGCCATGGATGCGTGGCGGTATGGGTAAGCGCCCCAACGAACTGTTCAACCTGCTTCACCATCACACGAAGTTGTTCGATTCAGAAGAAGTTGAACTCCCTCCCGACGAAGAGGCGAAGGCGCTGGCCGAGTTCTATGGTGAAGAGTTGGTGCCTCAGACCACGACACAGTTCAACCCTGTCGAAGCGCGAACTGGCGTTGCTGGGCTTCGCGGAAAGCAAGAAGACAGCCTGATGTTTTCACGCACACGCACTGGTATTAGGACACGTCACGAAGATGACGGGGCCTCGATGGTCCCCTTCATCGGGCCGTTTGGTCAGCGCGAAGCGCAACTGTTCCGCATGATGCAGGGTAAAAAGTTGGTCACTGTTCAAAATGTAGGGCAAGGTACCGCAGATTCAGACCCAAGAGGGGAGCCGACTTATGCTGACGCGGGCTCGACCATGAACCCGCACAACGTGTCCGTGTCGTCGCGCATCAAGGGCTCAGGTGGCCAAAACGCACACTATAACCGCCACGCGACCACGGTTGACGGTGCATACCACAACACGTTGGCGCGTGAATACCATGATGCCCGTGAATCTGGCGACAGGGAGGCTGCGGAATTGGCTCATCAACGCAGAACTGGGAAAGAATCAGAGCACTTGACTGGGCAGAACCCCTTCGGTGTTGCAGGTGGTGCCTACAACGAGGAGACGTTCGACAAGCATCACAGTCAGCATCATCATGCCATTGCGACCATGATGGGCTTTGCTCGTGCCCCCATGGACCCGCAGCAGCACGTCTTTCATTTGACCGATGACCGCGGTCGCCTTACGTCCAGTCTGGCGGACCACGACGCGCAGATGGAGGAGTTGCAGCATCGGGATGAGCCACCTGCCTCCGCAGACCTTGCACGCGAATTGGCGGCACTGGACGCTGAGTTTGAGCAGCGCATGCGCGTCGCTCCTGAAGGTCGCCAGCAAGAGTTGGAAGAAGAATACGCTCGTCGCAAAGAGCGATTGCACTCGACTCACGAGCGCCGCATGTACCGCTTTGGCGAGGCGCCTCTGGACGACGACCCCGATACTAACGTGATGGTCAACTACGGCGTCAATTTCCCTGCAGGCACCGCTCCTTCCGGTGAGTTGGAGCCACGCATCAGCGAGGCTCAGCCTGCGACCGAAGACCAAGAGCGTTACTTCATGCTCGCTGAGCGTGTCGGAGCGCTGCAGAATGAGATGGCTCAGGCTCAGAGCGAAGGTGCGACGCGAAGTCAACTTCAGGCTTACCGCGACCAGATGTCCGAACTCAACGAGGAGTTGGCTCGCCTCGAAACAGGGCTGTCTGAGACTGGTTCTCAGGTGACTGCTACACTCAGTCCCAAAGCAGGTCAGGCTCATCGAAAACGCAACGTCCTCGCCGACCGGCTCCGTGCTGACGACCACGCCATCGGTCAAGCCGTGCGGCACATTGTTGACCGCATGGACCCCGAAACGCGGGACCACATCCTCAACCCCAACTTGCCTCACGAAACGGTCGAGGCCAACATGCGCATGCTGGCTCGCATGGGCAACGAGTTCCTTCACGCCGCTCCTCACGGAACGCACGGCATCCACACCATGGGTACGACCGAGCATGAGGTGGGACAGAAGCGTCACGCTGGCCTTGGTCATGAAATCAAGAGCCTTGGGCATGAGCACGGAGAGCCGTTCGAGTTTGACCCCATGGCAGACGTAGGAGAGACGTTCAACAATATGCTCCAGCATCTTGGTCTCGACGCCAACTCTCCTCACGATACGAAGTTGGCAAGCGACTACCTGCAAGAGGTCATCATTCCACGAATGAGTGCGGGTCTGCCGCCTGCGCCTGTGATGTCCGTGCGCCAGTTGATGGAGAAACTGCACCCTGACCGCGACATCGCTGCCGAGGCTGAGAAGATGAAGAAGCAGCGCGCTGCTATGGACGTGCAACTGGATGTCGGTCGCGTTCACCGCACCATCGGCTATCAGGCAGATGAGCGCAACCAGCAATTGGGTATGCAGTTCACGCAAGCGTATAACGCGGACTCACGGCGCAGTGAATACGAACCTCTGACCAAGAAGCCTGCTGGCGGCGGCAACCAGCGCGAGCGCAAGTATTGGAACACCAAGCAGCATCTCGACAGCCTCGTCACCTTCCTGCCCGAAGTCGAGGCGGCTTCGTCGGTCACGGAAACGAAGCGCGGTAGAGCACCCGTGCCGGTCGATGCAGCGGGTCCGCATGGGCACTCAGTCCACAGTCTGTACAACTCCTCGGGCTTGGCGCACGAATACGGCGACCTGTTCCATCCGAACTTCAATTTCCGCATCGGATTCGACGGCGAGGTCAGCATTATGCCGAGTGCGCAGGGCATCCCCATGCGTCTTGTCCAACCCACGGAAACCATTTGGAATGCCGTCGCCCCTGCCGCATGGATGCACATGCTGAAGCATCCTGACCACGCCGGTGCTCGTACAGCACTCAACACGCTTGAGCGACAGGCTGCTCACACGAAGCCGACGTCGACAGGGCTTGCACGCAATCAGGGGAGCACGAACTCGGTGAAGTCTGAGTTGGGGCTGGCCGACCTGACCAACCCAGACATCATCCGCAAAGAGTTGGGTCCGAAAGTCCCCTTGCTCCAGCCGATGCACCGCATTTTCAAGTTGGAAGACTTGGAGCATCTGCGCGGTTTCACAGGTGACTGGATTGTTTCGCACATGCCGGAAGGCGAGCGAGGCTTTGTTGAGAAGGACGATGACGACGACATCACGTCGACGTTCTCGCTGTCCGACGAGGACAAAGAGAACTTTCAGAAGGTCACCGACCACGAGTACAAAGCGGACGTCGTCAAGTTGGAAGACGGCTACTACATCTTCGACGTGCTTGAGTTTGCCGGCAAGGAAGTTCACGACGTACCCCTCAACGACCGCATCAAAATTCTACGTGGCGGCATGGAAGGTATCGACAACATTCACACGCCGAGCGCCAGCGACACACGCCTAACCGACGACGAGGGTCTGAAGTTGGCCGTTGAGTCGTTGCAGAAAGACCATGAGAACATTCTGCTCCGAGACGCGAAGTCGGTCTACATGGCTGGTGAGATGCGTCATCCCAAGTGGGTCATGCTACGTCCCGGCCAAGACGTGGTGCTCCGTGTGCTTGAGCGACGGGGTGTAGGTCCCTACACGTACCGTCTCGGCACTGGCCCTATTACACGTGAAGAGGCCATTGGCAGCCGCGCGGTCGAGGCCGACGGCGACACCTACATGGATGTGGGCGCAGCGTTCAACAGTCCTGAGAAGTTCAACGAAGGTGACCACGTTCGCGTCAACGTCGCCAACGTCAGTCGTGTTGAGAACTCAGTCGAAGACCCAGTGTTCACCATCATGGGCTCTGAGATTGAAGGTGAGGCCGAGGGCGAGCCTCTGGTCAGCCGCGAAACGCTGGGTCTTCTGGCGAAGTCAGTCGGACCGCAGTGGCTTTGCGAAGTCGAGCGAGCCAGCACAGGCGTTCGTGTCGTCATGCCGCAAGGCGACGTGCTCTATAAGGCGACAGAATCTGGTGGCATGTGGACGCTGCATAGTCCCTTGGCCGACAACCGCTACATCATTCGCCTGTCTGAAAGTCAGCGACCTTACTGGGGACCGGTAGCAGGCGCTTTGCTCAAGGCTAACCTTGAAATCAAAGAGGAGGTGCATGAATCCGAAGAGGAGGCTGAACCTCTCATTGAACCCAAGAAGGTCAAGGACACTTCTTGGTGGGACAATCGTCAGAAGGCCAAGGTGCTCGTCAAAGGTCTGGAACTTGTCGACCGCTTTCTCAAGAGTAGCATTGGTGCTGTAGGCGCAGCCAACGCAGGTGCGAAGGGTCTGGGCTTTGACTACGCAACACCCATCGAATCACCCATGGGTCCGACCAATCTCCACGATGAGAAGACCATGCCCGACTACGACAACCGAAAGCGCCCCGGAGAAGACGAAGACATTGAAGAAGAATCGGAAGACTCCGAGCCTCCCAAGCGCATGAGCGTGCCTACAGAAGCAGGTGTTTTGGACATCACAGAAGACAAGGCCGTCCTTCGTAGGTAGTTAAGTAGAATGACGACAGGTTCTGAAGACAATGGCCACCGCCGCGCTGAGGACCTCCGCCGTCAACCACGGCGGGAGCATCAGCATCCTCAAGGCGGCCGATGACCTCGTCATCGCTGGCTACGCGTCTGTCGAAATGGTGGACAAGCAGGGTGACCTCATCACCCGCGGCGCTCTCCGTGACGCCTTTGACGGCTTCATGAAGGCGGATGGTTTCCGCAACGTGCAACTCGCTCACTCCAACATTCAAGTTGGAAAGGTCATCCCCTCCTACGTGGACTCAGATGGCCGTGTTTGGAAGTCCGGTGTCGACGACGCCGGCATGTTTGTCGTCATTCAGTTGCGCGACGACATTGAGAAGGCGCGCGAAGTCGCGTCTGAAATTCGCAAGGGGGCTCTTCGTGGCTTCAGCATCGGGGGACAGGCGTTCAAGCGCATGCGCAAGAGCGACGCCAGTCACGGTGATTACACCGAAATCTCGAAGTTGGAACTACACGAAGTGACCATTTGCGAGAAAGGCATCAATCCTGAGGCCACATTCCGAATTTTGAAGGAGGACACCACAATGACGAACGAAGACAACGTACTGAACGACCTTTCCGGCGTGCTTGACCGGCTGAACGGGCGACTTGATGCCATGGAAAAGGGAATGCCTGAAGGCTTGAAAGAGCACATGGAAGGCAAGAAAAAGGACAAGCCTGAGTCCGAAGAAGACGAAGGCAAGGAAATGGCGAGCGAGGACAAGAAGGAAGGCATGTACGGCGGCGCTCACAAGATGGCTCACGGCGATATGGCCAAGGGCGAATACAGTGACGTCATCTCCAGCGAGTACCTCTCGTGGATGGAGGACACTCTGAAGTCTCAGGGCGTCGACACCATGGCGGCTCGCGCTCACTTTGACGACATCTCCAAGGCCAACCTCGGCTCCACGCCCGAGGCCATTGGTGACGGTGCCGAATACTTCGCTGGTCAGGTCAAGGGACGTGCCCAAGAAAGCGGCTCCCCTTCCACCAACGCCGTTGGAAAGTTGAACTCCGGCGGTAGCGGCGAAGTCTCCAAGGGCTACCTCGCTCCGGCTGACGTCAGCGCTTCTGACCTCGAAGCCGCTTACGAAGTCTACAAGGCTGCGGCCATCGAAGAGCAGTTCAAGGGCAACCTCGGACAGGTCTTCGCTGACCGCCTCGCCAAGGAAATGAACGCTGAGGCTGAGGCGCGCGCCGCATCTTCCTTCGACGCTCGCACCCCACTGGCAAACATCGAAAAGGCGCTGAGCGACCTCAGCACCCGCATCGACAACATCGGCTCCACCGCTGCTGAGGCTCCGGCCATCCGCAAGTCGGTTACCACGGTCGAGGTCCCGTCTACTCAGGACCTCGCCAACATGGGTTGGGACGAGGTTCACCGCCTCGCCGGGAGCGTCTTCGAGGCTTGAGCCTCGGACAAACAGAAATCATGGAGGAATGAATCATGGCACGAAACTACATGCGAACAGTCAACGACATGGAGCGGTACTACTACGGGGCAGGGTCCTCGATGGGCTACTCCTACTCCGGCAGTGAGTTGCTGAAGGCGGACGCTCCGCTCCTCAGCACCACGGCTGGTACCTACCAAGCCATCTACGGCCGCAAGGTCTGGAGCCAGTTGAACCAAGAGTTCAACGCCTTCTCCATCCTTCCCAAGAAGCCTTGGGACCGCAGTGGATGGCGCGTCGTCACCGCTAAGCCTTCCAAGGTTGTTGGCGGCGGCATCGCTGAGAACGGCACTCTGCCGGACACCACCAAGCCAACGTTCCAGAACGTGGCTGCAAAGCCCAAGACTGTGGCTCACTCCTTCGACATGTCGGAGACGGCCATCTTCCTCAACGACAAGGACGACGGTCTGGGCGACATCCGCTCAGTCCTCAAGGAGGAAATGGGCAAGCACCACGCAGAGCACATCAACGACATGCTCACCGAGGACGTCACCACGGTTGCGGGCAACGACATTGAGTCGCTCGACCGCATCACCACGGGCAACAACTCGATGACCTCCGGTACGCACTACGACACCAACGACGAGGACCTCTACTCCATCGACCGCAGCGCCAACACGTGGTCCTTCGCCGAGGACTCCGCTGACTCAAGTTCCACCAACCGGACTCTGAGCCTCGACCACCTTGACGAACTCTTCCGCCTCATTTGGGAGCGCGGTGGCAACCCCAAGGTCATGCTGACCGGGTACGACACCCTCATGCGCATCCAGCAACTCCTGCAGGCGCAACAGCGCTTCATGGAAGAGAAGCGTGTGGTTCCCACCTACAACGGCGTCAAGGGTGTCCCCGGTATCGAAGCCGGGTTCATCGTGGCGACCTACAACGGTGTCCCCATCATCCCCACCAAGGAAATGGCCAGTGACGGCATCAGCCGCATCTACATGATGGACACGGACTACCTCTACTTCAGCACCGCCAAGCCGACTCAGTACTTCGAGTCCGGCATTGAGACGGGCGACCCCTTCGCCATCAACCGGCTCGGTCAGGAAGGCCTGTACCGCACCATGGGCGAAGTCTGGACCACCTTCTTCGGTGGACAGGGGAGCATCCGCGACCTCAAGTGAGGGCGTGCTGAAGAGAACACATGGAGGAATGAATCATGACTACACGAACGGCAGAAAACAAGCAACTGACGATTTCTTACGATGACGGTGATTTCACCAACGGTACGGTTTCGGTTCTCTTGGACCTCGACATGCGAACGGGCACACCTGTCGATGAGACTGGTTGGCTCAGCGGCAACACCGGAGGTTCCTACCCCGGAAGCCTGACGGGCTTTACCGCCAGCAACGCTGACGGAAACGCTGTCGGCAGCATGCGCTTGGTGACCATCGCGTTCACCTTGGCCGACGCTGCTGAGCAAACGATGACCATCAGCGCAGGCGCCTCGAAAATCATTGGTGTCCTCGGACAGACGTTCGCAGTGGCAGACAAGACTCTGTCCGCCACGTTCACCAACACCGGTACCGCCCCAGCGACCAAGACTGGGGGTTCTCTCCCGGCCATCGTCCTTCACGGCGAAGCGGCTGGCGCAGGAACTGTGACTGTCGTCATGCTGAACTGAGGTGAGCCTTCGTGCCCACCGTGACCTACATTGGCAGCCGGGTCTACCGGAAGAAGCCTGACGGCACCGGAGTACTCTGGCCACGCGGCGAACCTGTTGAGGTTTCGCAGGCGTATCTGGACGAGCATCGTGTCGCCATCTGCACTAACCCAACCGCCTTCCTCGTTGAAGGCGACGAGGGCGTGACGGTGGACAAAGGCTCTGACGGCCTTCCTGACGCTGGCTGGACCAAGAAGGACATTACCGCATGGCTCGTTGAGCGCGGTCAGACCGTTGGCGGCTACGCCACCAAGAGCAAACTGCTCGCCGCGGTCGAAGGCGTCCTCAACCCCGCTCCGGCTCCTGAGCCCGAAGCAGCACCTACTCCTGAAGTCGAAGAGGCTTCGGAAGAACTTACCACGGAGAGTGAATGAAAATGGCAGTAACGATTGACCCCCGACCAACCTACTTTGGCGACCGCATGGTTGTGACCGGCTCCTACGCTGCGTCCGATACTACGATTGAACTGGGCAGCCTTCTCATCAGTGTGGACATGGCTGTCGTCACCCCCACCGGTGCTTTGGCTCCTCAGACTCTTGAACCCGGAACTGCGGCTGACCAATCTGATGCCGCTCCCTTCACTTTTGGTGAGTTTGCCACCGTTAGTGGAACGACGATTACCGTCAACACCCCCGGTGCGGCTCAGGCTACCATTGGTGGCACGTTCATGGCCATCGGTCGCCGCTCCTGAGGTGACTGAGTGTCCGACACCAAAGTGTTCGAGTTCAAGCCTTCCGATGCGAAGGAGACTGGGGCATCTGTGGCTGGCGGTGTCCAAAAGGTACTGGACGATTACACCAACGGCAAGACCGTGGAAGGTGTTACGTCCTACCTCATGCTCGGCAATCTTTACGTTGTGGTCGTCACCTCCTGATTCATAGGGGGTGTGCGAATGGACGACTTCGGTAGCCTCGGCCTCGACGACATCGAGCGGATGCAGAAGCGAGGCATTCGCCTCAACGAAGGCTACGGCGCTTCAGTCCGAACCAACGAGGACAAGCCCCTTGAGGGCGTTACCTTGAAGCAGCGCAACCGCAACCGTGCTGCAGGGGACGTTCTCAACATCGGTTCTGGTACTCGCTGCAAACACTGCGGGATGCTGTACTTCTGCTGGGTCGACACCTGTCGCACGTGCGGGAAAGCCATGGACTTCAATCTGGGAGTGAAGCAGCACTGAGGTGAAAACATGCCTGTCGTCTTCAGCCCCGGTGAGCCAGAAACTCGTCCACTCGAACCCTCGGCTGTCGTCTACACGACGGGTAACAAGGTGGGCGAACTACTCGGCATCGCAGCGGGAGAGCCTGTGATTGCTGCTGCAAACTCAGCATCGACCGGTTTCTACATCACAGGTACGGATTTCCGTGAGCACGGCTTTGAAAGCGGCGATACCATTCTCGTTTTCAGCGACCTCGACCCTCTGGGTACAGAGTTCACCATTACGACGCCTGTAGTCGAGGACGTTAGCGGTACGAAATACGTGAAGTTGCCCACCACCGTCAGCACCCATTCCAACTACACGACGACGGCCAACACGGAGATTCAGAACCTGACCATCTTCACCAACGGCAAGAGTCGCGGCGTCAAGAAGAGTATTGTCGAAGACCACATTCGCCGCATTCAGGACCGCATCGACAACTACACGCACAACGCGTGGAGGCCCTACCTCGTTGCGGCAGAGTACATCAACTTCGACACGTACAAGCCCTACCGACGCCGATACTTCACAGATTACGTGGGCACAGCCCCACTGCTCTTCCGAAACGTTCAGCAGATTCTGCGCATCGAACTTTGGCAAGGTGACGACTACCGAGAGATTTGCGGTGCAGAGGCCCGCATCGAGTTCAACGACGTGAGCAACCTTGCCTCTTCATCCATCTTCATCTCACCCGGCAACGGCAGCGTTGCCACGCTCGCTCAAGGCACCGGTGCGACTCAGTGGCGTGACGACTTTGATTCTACCACTGTCGCTCAGAACTTTGCTGACCTCATCAACAAAGAGGACCGCGTCAGCAAAGCCGTTGTCGACTTCTCACCCGCGTTCACTCTTGAGGGCTCGACCTCAAACGTGGCAGTCCACAACGAGTTCTTGGCATCAGCCAACAGTGACTACGGTACGGGCGTGGTGAAACTTACGAGCATGCGCGCCGTCAAAGGAGGCGAGAAGTGCAGTATCGTAACCAACTCCAGCGACATCACCATTGACCAGACTCAAGGGAACTCAGCGACCGTGTCCTCGGCTTCTTCGGGGACTATCAACGTGGACTCTACGACAGGGTTCGTGGATGCAGGTGTGGCTATTAACGGAGCCATCGTGTTTCGCTACACTGGAAAGACGGGCACATCGTTCACTGGGTGCGCCGACGTAGTTGGTGACCACACGGCAGTCAGCGGTACTATCACCCAGCAATCTCTGCTTCTTGATTTGCAGGGTGGCAGTGCCAGCGGAGACAGCGCTCGTCTGCGCGACTGGTGGCTTGACCACGAAATGGGCATCATTTACTTCAACAACTCGTACCCTTTCTTCGAGTATAACGCCATCAAGGTGTCCTACATCTACGGAGAGCGGTATCTGGAAAAGGCGATTGAGGAGGCAGCCACCAAACTTGTGGCGAGCGAACTGCTGATGTCGGACGACCGAAGCGTGCTGATTCCCGAGGGGAGTCAGAACATTGACCTCGGCTCCAAGGCACAGTTGTTCCGTAGGGAGGCCATGGACATCCTTGCTCGCTACAAGGAAGTGGTGGTCTTCGCATGACGGCGACGTATAAGGAGCCGCTGCAGACGGTCATTGACCTGCTCAAGGCTGACCACAACGCTGTGACCAAAACAGGTTGGAACAGAGGCAACACGGACAACGTAAAGCCCATCATTATCGACGTGGCCAGTGAAGGGCCTGAGCGCGGCAAGCGACTGGACCTGCAACGTCACGACTACATCGTGTGCTACGAGACAGCCCTCAATGAAGAGGTCCCTGACCTTCTGTATAACTTCGTGACGACGCGCGTCAACATCACGGTGGACATGCGCACGGCTCGTGGGCGTTCTCGTTTGCGTAAGATGGAGGACGAGATGCGTCGCATCATTCACGTGTCGCGCAAGGGAGACGGGGTCAACTTCGACAGGATGATTCTGAAGACGCGCACGGACCTGTCTGACCGCACGAAGAAGTTGTTCCGACATACCTTCCAAGTCGAAGTCGTCATCCTTGCGGAGTTGATTCCGTGAGTTTCGGCGGCCACTTCAAGGGCGACGTCTCTGAAGTCGTGATGGGTCATGAGACGGGCGTCTACATTGAGCATGGCCTGCCTCGTGAATGGACGTCTACCGACAACACCGACTTCACGACCATCACGTTCACAGGCACGACGACCGTTAGCGCCAGCAGCATCTTCGAGCCCTCCAAGCCCGTGCTCAAGGTGCCTATTGGAATGCTCATTGGTCAGAAGTTGACCTTCCACAACACTGGCACTGGAACTGGTGCGTATGGCTCACACTACGTCAGCGCATTCCAGAGTCGTATCTTCACCATCGTAGACCACACGTTCGAGTCGAACGCGACCGTCATCAAGGTCGTACCGGCGCTTCAGAACATCGGTAGTGGTCTGAGCAGCGCGACAGGAGATGCGATGTTCATCCACTCTCTCGGCATGCCGACGTTGCAGGGTGACGGCAACAACGTGCAAAACACGGCTGCAGCCAGTTCCAAGGAAGTCAGTCTCATCGACCAGTTCGTCGGTCTGGCCAGTTTCATGACGTTGCCCGACACAACGGTTGACTTGCACTCGTACCACGTCGTCGGTCTTGGTCGACAGGTTGCCGTTCAGCAGACAGGCAAGGTGCATCACAGCGGCGGCGCTATCGAATTGCCGATGCACAGTGCCAAGTGGCTCTACTATAGCCTTGGACGCGAGGTCGTCAGCAAAGACAAGTGCGGCACGCGTGCGCACGCTGAAAGTCCAGTGCCATCCATTCACGCCAACATCTCGCCGGGCCAGACCTACCTCGATGTAACCAGCAGCCAGAGCGGTAGCGTTCGTTTCGGCTCAAGCACAGATGCTGCCGTTGGTGACTACGTTCTCATCAAGGACACGACGCTCGCTCCTACGACCACGTATAAAACTCCAGAAACCGGAAGCACGCAATATTGGCCCAACGAGTCAAGTAGTTCCTCCTTGTCCAGCGATGCCGTTCATTTTGAATGGGCTGAGACCAGCGAGTGCCGTCGCATCTCCGCCATTGAATCACTTGGCAGCAGCCGCTTCCGACTTTACGTCGACGACCCGTGGCAGTTCACGCACACAACATCCGACACCATCGAACTGCGTGAGTACGAAGACGACCTTGGCAACAACAGTCCGAACATCACTGACGATGCCAAGGACATTCGCAACCCAGTCCACCGCCTCCTGTTCTCCTCAGACACCATCCCGTCGTTCTGCATGGAGCACAGCGTCCGCACGCGCGACATTGGTTCATTCAACGCGACTGGTGAGTCAACGACGGCTCCCGGTAGCACAGGCGACAGCAAGCAATTGACGCGCATCTTCCGCGGCTGCAAGGTGGTTGAGTGGGAACTGAGCAGCACGGTCGATGCTGAACTCAAGTACCGCTGCGTCTTCGACGCACTGTCCACCTACACGGACACCGGTCGACTCGAATCATCGAACAAGGGTGACCGCTACACTGCGCACCGCATGTTCCAGAACACGGCAGACACCAAGAAGAACCGTAAGGTGGCCGGCATTCCGAAGAACGGCGAGAAGCCCTTCATGTTCTATAACGGCACCATCTCGATGTTCGACCAGAACATGACCTACATCAGCGCGTTCGAGTTGCGAGGCAAAACGGGCGTCGAACTGTTTCACACCATTCAGAGTAACCCTGTCGCTGAGTCTGTCGATTCGTCCACTTCGCTGAGTCTGAAGCAGGTGCCATACGGCGGCACGCGGAACCCCTCCGTCATCCGCGAAGGCCGCGAAGAGTTCGAGATGGAAGTGACGCTTGCGCTTGAGGATGCGACGCTGATTCACGAAATTCGTACACACATCCAACGAGGTGGGACGGTGGGGTCAACTGGGGGCACTATCATGCTCAACTTCACCAAGCAAGTGTCCAGTGGTGGCTCAGGCGAATCGCCCAACCTCCGCATCGTCATCGACGATTACTTGATTACCGCCCTCCCCGTCCCAGTACCTGACGACAAAGGGCTACTGTTCACCACCCTGAAACTGAAGCCTCAGAACATCAAGGTCATTAGCACCGACGCCGACTACCACCTGTGAGGGATTCAGATGCCAATGCGACACTGGATTTCCCTTCACCCGTCGGCTGCCTACATTCCAGCGGTCCTTGAGGCCGACGAAGAAGAAGAGGGCGGAGAGTACCTCTTCGACCCAGAAGCCGGGAGGGCCAGCGAAGACCCGTTCGCCCACCTGCATCTGGAGGATGCCCCCTCGACAGAGGCGGCTTCCGACGCGAGTGTGAGTGAGTATGCCACAGAACAGGAATGAAATGGACATTGACGGAAAAGCCTACATCATCGAAGTGAAGAAGTTGACCTTCTTTGACGTGCAGGCTGTCGCACCTTTGCTGGCTCAAGGCTCACTCGACTTTTCCATCTACTGGAAGCACGCGTTCACCAACTGGTTGGACTTTTACGATGCCAAAGACCAGCGTGTCGAGCACCCGGACATTGATAATCTCAGCCCTGAAGCAGGGCAGCGACTCGCTACACTTCTCCCTGAACCTGCTCAGGTGATGGAGTGGTTGGTTTTTCGGGAGGCGAAGTCGGTCGCATCAAACACTTCGTTCACGGGCGCAGTGTGGTCGAGCGACTTCGCTACCAACGAGAAGGGATGGAGTACCTTCTGATGACGCATTACCGGATGACTCTACAGGACGTGAGAACATTGAGCATCAACGACGCCAAGCAGTAGCTATACTGGGCACAGGCTATGCAGGGCGAAGAGCAGGCTGTGCAAGAAGCAGTCTACTTGGGGTATGACGTTATCCCAGAATTGGAGTGAAGCATATGGATGGCAATATTGACCCCCGCTCTGTCGAAGCGATGGAGAAGTTCCGAGAGTACAGCAAGGGCGCCAAGGACAACATGCAGGCGCTTCAGCAGCAAATGGACCGCTTCACCAAGTCCATGGCCATGACCAAGGCTGAGACGCGTGACTTGACTGAATCACTTCGCACAATGGGCAACACGCCTGCGCTCCAGCAAACGACAGGTGCTTCACCTGTAGGCGCTGCGGCTGGCGCTGCAGCGGCTGCTTCTCCCACCACCAACGTCACGGTCAACCTGAAGATTGACGTCAGTGGGGTCACGGATAAGACCGACAAGAAAGCACTGGCCAAGGAAATTGGTGCCATGGTCACTAAGGAACTGCGTGCCAAGATGGGCGGCTCGCTAACGCAGAGCGGCTTCAACAGGAGTGGCTAAGTTGGTTGACGCGGGAGAACGGTTCCCCATTCGCCTCGTGCAAGAGGACGGAGGCACTATCTCCCTCGATGCGACCAGCGTCGACATTGTTGTCGAGCGACAGCAAAGCAACTTCGGCATTCCCTTCTTCGACGCCCGTAAGATGGGCATTGACCTCAATCAAGCGCAAGTGTCCATTGAAGTGCAAGGCATCTTTGCGGATGACCTCGGACAAGAGCAGACTGCGCAAGCAATCGCTACGCTTGACTTTTATCAGCCTCAGCAACTCGTGACGTGGGGTCAGCCTTTCGGCGGCGCAACGGGCGGCGTGAACACCAGTCCGATTTCATCGCAATTCAACTTGGCAAATTCCATTGGCGGCGTCGGCACAACTGGTATCGGCGGAACCATAGGCCATACTGGTGACTTTGGTGGTGGACTGGGCGGCTCTATCGGCAACCCGCCCGTCAATGTACGTGACTTGGGCAACTACATTCTGCAATACTGGAATGAGAAGTACATTGACTTCCCAGTGGCCTATTGGGTCGAGAACACCATTCGATTGGAAAACCCAGTGCAGACCGGTCTTCAGGTCTGGCTCAAGGCCGACTCGCTCACCACGCTCAGTGATGGCGATGTTGTCGATACGTGGACTGAAAGCAGTGCTGGTCGAAACGCGACAGCGACCGGCTCTCAGAGGCCTGTATTCAGAGACGCGGGTCCACGACCCTTTGTCCAGTTCGATGGCAGCGATGACCGCATGACGGTGTCCAATACAGCGTTCTTCAACTCAGAGGAGTTCACCATTTTCACGGTGTTCAAGCCTGACGTCGGAGCCAACGAGAACACTGTGGTCGACACGAACAACGGCTACAGGGTCGTCGCCGACATGGATGATACGCGGGCGAAGGTCTACTGGTACAACGGTAGTTCGAGCATCAACGCAACCAGCAGCACGTCTTCTGTGAAATTGACGGGGCTCAGCCTTGTCGGCTACACTATGGAGGACACTGGCTCAGATGCACAATCCGACCAAGTCAAACTCTACGTGAACGGTAAGTTGGAAGCCACGACCAGCAGCACAACGTATCAGCCGAGCGGGACAGACCTTTTCATCGGCGCCACCTCTGGTGCTGGCGACCACTTCAACGGCGGCATCTATGAGGTGCTCTACTACAACCGAGTGCTGACTCAGACCGAGCGTGAGGAAGTCGAAGGTTACCTGTCCCGCAAGTACAACATTGACTTGCCATCCGGCCACCCATATGACGACATGCGTTACAACTTCGACAACGTCCATGTACGCATCGCCTTCGACAAGGACATGGTGGCCAGCAAGCGAGAAGAGCACGGCTTCCTCAACAAGCGCCGAACAACCGGTCTGGTGGTTCAGAGCGTTAGCGGGAACCAGATTACGCTGGACGACGCTGATGATGCTGGGAATAACCCGCTCCAATGGTTTGAATTATCCGAATCCAACCGAGAGTACTTGGTCTCCTTCAAAGAGGCGGGCGCCTCTTTTCGCCGCACTTCGTCATTTCAAATTTTCACCGCAAAAGTGATTGCGGCCACATCGAGCAACATCACCATCGAGCCGCTTCAATCAGGCGTAACCATCGCTCAAAACGACGTTCTTCACATCGAGCCCGTAGTGTATCGCACGTTTGATTTGACGGGTAGCGAAAACGTACCCGTCATCATCATCCCTATCAAGAACGCCGACACGTTCAACGAGACTGCTCTTCCTGAGAAAGCCGTTGGGCCTGAGTTCCCAACACACGCAGACGGCTCTACGGCACGAGACACAGGCGGAGGAATCACACGCACCGATGAGTACATCGCCTACCTGTTGTCGAAGGCGCTGACCAGTTCCTACCTCGACGTGGGCCGAGCCGTCAACGCTGCAGGGGACAAGACCATGGACAAGGTGTTCACGACGTCCATCGGCCAATCCTACAGCGAGCACAACTCTCGGCTGACCATTACGCAAGTCTTCCCGTCGTCACTGGGTCGCCTGTCGGACAGCATCAACACGACGCTGGGAGTCGGCCAAATGCCCGTCACCGAGGGCTTCTCAGGTGGTCGCAGTGGAAAGCGCGTGAAGAGCGCAGGCGACAAGGTGCAAGACGTTCTCGGCGTCTTGGCCAACAGCAACAACTTCAGCACCATCAACGGCTTCAACGAGGTGGTCGAAGCGCTCAATGTCGGACTGGACTTTGTCCAGTCTCAGGTATATGCTTCACAAGGCCCGAGTGACTACATCAGTGGTATTCAGATTCCCTACAGCACGTCAATCACCAAGGGTGAAAACGCGCTTGACGCAGAAGTAGCCCAGCGCAATTTCTTCTTGACGACAGAAGGCGGCACCTCTGGCAAGTTGTCCAGCGTCAACGACATTCACGCCTCTCGTACTTTTGCACCGGGCTTCCAAGGCCACCTGAAAAATGGCATCAGCGGGCTGGTTGCTGGCTTCAGCGTCAACCGAGATGCCGAGATGAAGGCCTACGAATTTTCGCTTGTCTTCATGCCTGCCGACATTATTCTCTGAGGTGAAACCATGGCCATTCCAATCCGACTTCTCGCTGGTACAAACGGCGACATTCAAGTGGATTTGAACGCACAGAGCATCGACATCGGAGTTGACCGAAACATCAGCGCTTTTCCGACACCCAACAACCTCTTGAAGCGGTATGCTTCCGACACGAACATCCCTCGCATCACCGTCGAGATTGACGGCATTCTTGACGACGACGCAAGTATCGACACGCCCACTGGCGTACAGCGCACCCTTCCGTCACGCATGCTCTTCAACTTCGGCAGCATGCTACCGGCAGAGCCCAACTCACCTTTCGCTCCCATCCGCAACCTCGCAGTGGTTTCGTCCGGTAGCAATCGCTTCGTGTCGAACCGCAGCGTTCGGTTTCCAAAACTGGTCGCTACACGTGCAGCCGTCAAGGGTTCTACTACGACGCTTGAAAATCTTGAGGCGACGGACAACGTCATTCCAGATTTCAACGGTCGGGTTCAAGTCAACCTGAAGTTTTCAGGTGCCCATTCTGCAGGTGCAACAGGCGCTCTGACGGTTGCATCTACGTTGAAAGTGCAGGGCACCACACTCAGCATTTCGGACGACCCTGACCGCCTTGGGGCAGCCGCCCTGCTGAACATCGGAGACCGCGTTACCAAGTCCGATGGCACACTTCTTGGGCTCGTTTCGGCGTTGACGTCGACGACCATCACGTTCACCTCGGCCTTGCCAAATGCAATCTCCGCCAACGACGAAGTCTACGTGACTCCCAAATGCTTCACTGACCGAGCCGAGTTCATCGGTTATGTCGACACGTTCACCTACAACGCGAGTGACGACAACTACGACGTCGCACTCACAGCCACCTCTCTCATCGACGTTGTCCCCGGAACCAACATCACCATCAATCAGAGTGAAAACGACGTAGTCGGTCGGTTGCACGAGCGCTCCATCAAACTCGTTCCGATGTATTGGCTGGAAGACAGGACTCGGAATCCCAAAGGCGGCTTCGCCCTCAGTGACCGTGACTTCCCTTCCGGGCGAAACATTGGGATTCGGCTGAGATTCAATGCGAACAAGACTCCTCCACTCTTGGGTGGTTCGGACCAACCGAGCGTCCTGCATACCGCGACCCGCGTGAGTCGAGGGGTTTCGTTTGCTCCAAAAGATGCTATGCACTACGACGCGGTCATTGACGTACCTATCGGCGGTCTTACAGATACGGTCAACACCAATCCAGCCGTGCTGATGGCACAGATTGTTCAAGACGCTTTGACCAACGCGGCTGTTACATCAGCCAACATCAGCAACGTCATACTGGCACCGGGCAACGACAAAACACTGACTGACGTATTCACGGTCACGCGACAAGGGGCGATGGTCCTTATCGAACAGAAATACCAGCCTGACTCACCCATCGAGCATCCTCCGTCCATGGACCTGTCGCTGCAAGCCGACTTCTCGCCTCAGGTGCTTATGTCGTCAACGCAGTTTGACTCGGCTGCAAAGAAGTCCGCGGGAGACAAAGCGCAGGACCTGATAGGTCTCGTTTCTAACGCAGGTCGCCACTCCGACCTTTTCCGAGGCGTACAGATTCCATACGACAGCCTCATCACCAGTTCTGGTGTGACGGGAGTTGCTCGAAACTTTTTCCTGACGTTTGGGAATGTCCCCGCATCAGAGAAAGGGTCGCTTGCCAATGAGCGGTCGGCCTCGCTTCCCATGCAGGGTCTGCTTCTGGATGACGTCGTTGGGGGCAACAAGGCTGACGAGGGGGGCAGAGAGGGCGGCTTGTTGAGCCGCTTCGCAGACAAGATGGGAGATTTCGGAGACGACCTCCAGTCATTGACGGGCTTCCTTGTCGATAACGTGCAGTCGCTGTGGGTCACAGTCGACCGCAGCATTTCACGGGGCAACGACGGCGGCATTCGTATTATTCCAGAGAAGGTTCATGTGCGATATGATGCTGGCAAGAACTACTACACGTTCCACATGGTGCTTGTCGCCACGGACTTCGTGCTGGGGGTGTAACGATGACGCTGACCATAGACCCCGGATTCGGCTTGCGCTTCAACGGCGTAAGCGACAGCGTTCTGGTTCCGGTGAACCAGAACTTTGTTCATGGTCTTCAGCAAGAAGAGCGTAAGTCTCTGCCGAATGCACTGTCGGCGTTCACCCTTGAGACGTGGTTCATCCCTGACTCAGGAGGCACCATCTTTGAGCAAGAGAACGTTATGCGACTCACAGTCGGCAGTCCCAGCAGTCCGGCCCCAGCAACGTTTGAGATTCGTCTGCGCAACCAAGCCAGTGGACGAGATGCAGTTTTCTCACTGTCCACGGCCAAGCCGGTCACGAAGGCCAACGGTCGGCTCGCATACTGGGACGGGGTGCTGTTCCCGCATAGCGATGAGGTCAACGACGCTTACCTCGCCACCGACGTTGAGCGAGACGACGTGACGGCGTTCAACGAAGGGCACAGAGAGTTGCTCAACGTGACTGCAATGTTTGACGGGCGCATTCTCAGCCTGCTCATCAATGGCGATTTGGCGGTGTCGAAGACGCTTGATGAAGTGCATGAACTGGTGCCACAGCAGAACAGCATGTACCTCGGAGGTCGCGGCGGTGATTTCCGTGGGACACTGGAAGCCATTCACTGGTCCAGTGGAGCGATGCCCTCCGGTCACCAGCAGTATGCCCCAGTCAAGAGCGACAACACGCTTGGCTTGTGGCGGTTTGAAGAGCCCGTCAGCCCGATTACGACCATCACCACCTCGCCGTCAATCTCGGCATCAACGAGCGCTACTTCGAGCATCAACATTGGAGCGACGGCTGCGCAGACACTGGTCGATGAACTGAGCGGTCAGAGCGGGCTGACGTCGCTGGACTTCACAGCCAGCCCTTACAGCGGTGGCTCGTACAAAGTCACTGTCTACTCCGCTTCCTCTTCTTCGGATGTTTCAATCCCAAAGGTGCCGTACAACATCTTGGTCAACCCATTGGCTTACAGCCAGACGACAGGGAAGCCCACGAACAAGGCACCTGAGCGTCTGCGCCTGATGGCGATTGACGCCAGTGCGGGAACTAT